ACCACGCGTTCGAGCATGATTCGCATGAGCTGCTGTTTCTCCACGGAGGTAAGCTCATTCCAGAACCCGTCATCAAGTGTGTGCATGATGTCTCTGGGGCTTATTCCCGTCTGCTGCGACACTGCGATAACGACTTCCGGCGACTTCAAAATCGGAGTCAGGTGTTCGCAGACCACGCTTTCAACGTCGCTGGCCGTTATCTGCCGGATGGGGCACAACGATATTTCACGCTTGAAGTCCTTCGCACAATGGTAATAGTTGTAGGTCCGGCCCCATCGATGCGACTTGACCGGAGTCATCCGGCAGTTGCAATGCCCGCACTGGATGATTCCGGAAAGGGCAGCTTCGGAGGTCAGACGATTTCTCCTGTTCCAGCCGGGATCGTTCGCCTTGATGAAACAATGCACGGTGTCCCAGGTCTTCTTGTCGATGATGGCCTCATGCTCTCCGGGGAAGGTTTCTCCTTCGTAATGCACCATGCCGATGTAGGTGTAGTTGTTGAGAATCCGGTTGATATACGCGGCATCCCAGACGTGTCCGGTCTGCGTTTTGATTCCTTCCTCATTAAGCTCCTGGACGATAGCCAGTGGCGACTGGATTTCGAGGTAACGCTTGAATATCCGGCGGATGATCGCGGCTTTCCCTTCATCCACGACAAGTTTTTTGTTGACCAGGCGATATCCGAAAGGAACCGTGCCGCCGACCCACTTGCCCTTCTTCCGCGTTGCGGCCATTTTATCCTTGACGCGGGTGGCGATCATCTCACGCTCGAACTGAGCGAACGTCATGAGGATATTCAGCATCATGCGTCCTGCGGAGGTCTGCGTGTTGATCTCCTGTGTGACGGAGACGAAGGCCACATTCCATTTCTCGAACGAGCGGCTGAGGTCGGCGAAGTCGCAGAGCGAGCGGGACAGACGGTCGATCTTGTAAACCACGATGACATCCACCTTGCCCGCCTCGCAGTCCGACAGCAGTTTTTTGAGCGCGGGTCTGTTTATGTTGCCGCCTGAGAAGCCGCCGTCATCGTAATGCTCCGGCAGGCACACCCACCCGTTCGTCTTCTGGCTGGCGATATATGCCTCCGCCGCCTCGCGCTGGGCATCGATGCTGTTGAACTCCATGTCGAGTCCTTTCTCCACGGACTTGCGACAATAGATCGCGCATCTCACAATGTCTTTTTTCTTTTCCATCAGCCTGCGACTCCAAAGAATATTTTTCCGTTCCAGTTCGTTCCGGTGATTTTCCGGGCTATTGCCGACAGCGATTTGTATATCTCGCCATCGAAGATGAAGCATCCGTCCTTGCCAATCGTGACTTCATACTGTTTGCCTTTCCAGATGCGGTACAGCTTTGTGCCGTGCACCTTGGTCCGCTTCTTCACGGTAATGGGTTTGAGGTTGGCCAACGGGTCTTTATCGGCGATGCCCTCCAGAACAGCCATGTCGACCGGTTCGATGCCGCCAAAGTAGATTTCCTGCAGGCGGTATATGATACGTTTCCGAAGGCCGAAGGCGTTTGTGTCTCCGCAGTCGAAGCCGTGGAGCTCCCGGAACTGCTCCCGGAGCTCCTCCATGTTTTTGCTGTAAACAGCTTCAATCTGATGCCTGAGTATTGACTCGCTTTGCATGTTTCGCTCCTTTCTTTTTGTCGTTATTCTGCCGTCTGGTCTCAATCCGATTCAGGACCGGGATCAGCAGGCATTTGAGCTGGTCGAGGGTGGCGGTGTTTTCCATGGTGCGTTCTCCGTTCTGGTTGCTGTTGGATGGAGTCCAGCGTCCGATCTTTCGGCGCATTGCTCCGGCGACATGTACTTAAAGCGCATGTCGCCGGCTTTATCCAGCGGCTTTCCATGAATTCTTCGCATAATCCCCGATAAAAGATGCGTGAGCTGAATCAGCGTGGCATCGTCTTCCATCATTTCCTCCGTATGTCTGATAGTTTGAGCTTGCGGCGAGGTTCCGCAGTCGTGATATGCGTTCCCTGCCGTTCGGACAGTTTTATGCGGCCTTTCTTCTTCACCACGACGGCTCCGAACTCCGGCAGGCTGCATCCGAGCATAGACCCGCACACGGCGCATCCCGCGAGGCAGTCCAGCCAGTGGTTGTCGTGGTGTTCCGGCTTCAGCTTCCATTCGTCCACCGTGCGGCCGCGACCGGAAGTCTTGACCCGGTATTCAGCGGTCAGGTGTTCAGCCAGGAGTTGGTGAACGCCGGGGATGCGCCCATAGAGCGTGAGCGAACCTTTGTCGCCGATGGCCACCGCGAGTCGGGCGTGGACGAAGCTCTTCCAGAAGTTCGAGTCATAGATGACGTGCCGGACAGCGCGTTTCTTCGCGACGCTCGGCATCATCCAGTTGAAGCCCAGGCGGTCGCCCGGCTGCTTGCGGTATTCCGTCATCGGCTTCGAGCTTGCGCCAACGTAGCGTCCGTGGCTCGGCAGCACGACTCCGGCGAATCTGGACTCGCGGCAGAATTCATAGACCAGATCGGTCGACTGGCCCCAGTTTGCGTCAATCAGCGCCCGTTCGATCTTCAGCACGGCTCCATCCTCGCGCTCCCACTCGCGTCCGAGCAGGTCATCGGTCAGGGCAGTCAAGGCGGCGTACAGACCGCCTTCAAGCCCGGCACGAGGGAACTCACTCTGGATGGTCGGATTGGCATCCGCGAGGGAGAATTCGCGCCGATGCTGGTCGGGCCAGCTCCCATAATCAATGATGCTCCCCGTGAAGTTCTCCGCCCAGGCCGTTACCACATAAAACAGTAATGCCTTCTGGACGTCGATGAACAGCGTGATCCGGTCACAGGCAAGCGGAACCTTGTTGTGCGGAAGCCCGTTGATTTTCGCGCAGATGGCGTCAATCGACAGAATCTCCTCGCCGCCAGTATCTTCCGGCAAGGGATCATTCTGATATTCCGCCTGGAAGGCCACTTCGTCCTGGAACTTCAAATTCATGGCATGCTGAAGCGCGCTGATTTCGTCGTGGTTGTATCGGGCTTCCCAGCTCACCTTCGCGCCTTCGTCCATCTCCGCACGGTGTGCTTCGTAGAACTCAGTTGCCCTGCGGAAGTTGCCTTCCTCGCGCAGAGCCTCAGCACGAATCTCCGCATACTGCTCCCAGAGCTTCATGTTCTTCGGGAACTCATAAACCATCTTCGTGCGCTCGCCGTTCCAGTCCGGGTGCGTCTGCCTGTTGAGGATGATGTCGGCCATGTCGCCCGGACGAATGATCGTGCATGGCATGATGCCCGAAATCTTCTGTCCGGGACCCGCGAGGCCGAGAATGTCCCCGGCGAGGACACGGATGCGCTTGCGGGTCTGTTCCAAGCTTCCGGCAGACTCCGAGGTCTGCGGGTCGTCGATCACCACGAGGCTCGGACGAACGCTGCGTCCATCCGGTCTCTTGTACTTCATGCCGCGGATTCGCCCTGTGATTCCGGCCACGCGCACCACGATGCCGCTCGCGGCGCTCCCCTTGATGGTCGGGAGCACGATTTCATTGCTCGTCCAGGTGATGCGGGTTCGTTCCCCGTGGTACAGTTGACCGGCACACCTGTTGGCGATACCGTCGAGTTGCTGAATCGGAAAAGTGACCTCAGGGAAATCCTCGGAGAGGTGCTCGTTGATCTCGAATTCGGTCATGAGGGAGTCCAGCAGTTCCAAGGCCGCCGACTCTGTGGCCCCGATGAGCATGATGAACTCGCGGTGGCCATACAGCATAGCCCAGATGGCCGCGACCTCAGTGAGGCTGCTCTTACCACTGCCTCTCGGCATCGCCAGAGCGAACAGACCGCCTTTCAAAACTGCCGTCTCAATTTTGTGGATGGCTTTGAGGTGGTCGGGCGACCATTCCAGCGAGAAAGTCTCCGGGAAGTATTCCTCGCAGAACATCCTGAAATTCGTCCGGCACCGCTTCTTCCTCTCCGGGTTCACCACTTCCGGCAGTTCCCCGATGTCGCGTCCGGCCATTGCCATCGCGAGGTTTCTGTTGCGGGCGGCATTCTTCTTTTCCTCATACGTCAGCGGCGTCATGCTCTGCCGTAGCATGAGCTCGGCGCGAAGCCAGGCGGCGTATTTGAACAGGTTCACCGTTTGCCCGCCGTCGTCGCTGATGCGGAAGCCCGCACGGTCGCGATGCCTCCTGAGCTGACGGTCGTTCAGCACCGCCATCAGCGGAGTCGTGTTCACGATGCGGACGATTTCAATCGGCTTGAGCTTGGTCGGGTTCATTGGCATTGCTGTTCACCTCCTTCAAAATCCACGCCATATAGTGAATGAAATTGACTGTGCCGTCGGCGTTGCGTGGCGCGCCCGCATCGAAGTCGCTATGCAGAAGTTCCAAGGTCATATCCCGATATCCGGACTTGACCAGAACGTCCACGACCTGTTCCGGTGTCAGGGCCAGCAGGTTCCGCTGTCTTTCCATAAAAAAAGTTGCTCCTTTCTTCGATTCCCGACTGGAATAAGTTCAAAAGCATGCTCCGGTCGGAACAACTGGTTTTTAATTCGATTTTATCTGGGTTTAAGTTCAATTTCGACTGGACAAAGCGGAAACATGCGCTTTAAGTAATGTCGTCCGCTCGAATAAGCTCACCAACAACACCAACAGGAGGTCATCAATGAGCAACAGCGAAGTCAAAGTCGGAAGCCTTATCAGAGTCAAGGTCGGTCGTAACCTCATCCTCGCAAGAGTCCTCGAAGTCCTCGACACCGGATTCCGCGTGTGCAGTCTTGCCAAGAACAAGGAATTCAATGTGCCGCAGAGCCGAGTTGAACTCAACACGGAAGATGCGGAACAGCCCGCCGTCGAACAGACGCCTGAGCCTGCCAACGCAGAGCCGCAGGCCGAAGCAGAGCAGGAACCCGCAGAGCCGGAAGCGGCCGCGCAGACCGAGCAGGAATCCGCAGAGGAACAGGCCGAGTCCGAACAGGAAGCCGAGGCTTCCGAATCCGCCACTGTCGAGGTTGTCCCCGAAGACGAGACTGCGGAGTTCACTCCCAGCGGCGAGGATCAGGAAGACGAGTACGCCATCAATCCCGCGCACGAGTCCGATAAGCCTGTTAAGCGTATGTCGCTCCTCAGCGCCGCCGTCGAGGTTCTCAAAGCGGCCGGACCCGAACACCCGATGAACTGCAAGGAAATCCTCGAAGCCATCCTCGAACGACATCTTTGGACGCCCACCGAGTGCAAGACGCCGGAACAGACGCTCTACGGGAGCATCTTCCGTGAGATCAATGCGAAGGAGCATCCCCGCATCGCGAAGAGCAACGTCAAGGGCAAGTTCGTAATCGCGGAGTGACAGCCGCGGACTTGAAAGTAGGTTGCATTGTCGACCTACCTTCAAACGAAACAGCAAACCTTGAACCCCCGCCCATCACTCGGATGGGCGGGTCTCGTCCTTCCTCCACGCAAATATTCCCCAAATGGCGAATGCGAGGTGGACGGTGTCCAGCACTGCCCGGCTGAACAGACCTGACGCGACATCGAAGCCGAGCCAGGCCACATTCCCCACGGCCCACAGGTAGAAGCAGAGGATGTTCTTCCTGACGTTCAAGACAGTTCCTGCGAGGCTGACGAATGTGATGATCCAGGTGAATGCCGCCATCATGTGAAGAGTCCGTTTCTGCACATCTCCGCAAACCTCGGTTCCCGCAGACGGAAGTGCTTGATGACTTCTTCCGGGCTGACGCATTCTCGGTAGGAAAGGAGATCATTTCCCTGCCTGTCCGTGAACACGACCAGGATTTCCGGCGAGCCGATACGGCAGGAGATCGCGCAGAACACCTCCGGGCATTCGGGATGTTCCTTGACGTAGGACAGCGCACGGGCGCGAGCAAGCAGGTTCAGGCTGAGGTCCGCCTTCGTGCCGTCTTTCGTCCAGGGCGAGCCGCCGCCGATTTTGCAGTTCCCGCCATAGAAGTCGACTGCGAGCTTACGTCCGGTCACACCGCAGTCCCCAATAGGGCCGTGCTTCACGAACTTGCCCGTGCCGTTGATGTGGAGCTTGTATTCCCGGCTTCCATGGCAGCAGAACGCGACCGCATTCCCGATGTCGGATTCGAAGTGGCGATGGTTCATCGGGATGGCGACCACGATTTCGTCGATCCGGTCGTCCCGCATCGTGACCTGCGTCTTGATATCGATACCAGCGTACCGAGTGGCGTACAAATGTAAGCCGATTTTCCTCGCAAGCCACCAGTCCTTCGGCATGTAATCCGTCTCCGGAGTGTTCGTCGCCATGCCCCAGAAGATTCCTTGATCGCCCCAGCCGGAGTTGTTCACGCCCTGCGCGATATCCGGCGACTGCTGGCTGATATGCTCTGCGACCAGAACATTGTTTCCGCTGATGGTGTTCTCTTCTCCCCAGAACAGCTGATATGCCCGCGTGTACCCGATCTGATTGACCGCCACACGCACGAACGCCGCGATGTCCTCCGCGGAATACTGTGCCTTGCTCGTGATCTCGCCGCCGAGCGTTACGATGTTGTCCTTGATCATGACTTCAAGGGCGTACCGCGTCATCGGGTCTTGTTCCAGATAGCGGTCGAGAATGTAGCACGAAATGAAATCGGCCATTTTGTCGGGATGACCGAGAGAAACCCATTCGCTGGTTTTGTACATAAAGTACCTCACATTTGTTCGATAGTTTCAACGGGAGTTTCCGTCACGGCAGGCGTCATCCGCTTCCAGTCGCAGCCCTCGCCATACTTGAACTCGGCCCAGCGGCGACGGATGACGTCGCAATAGTGTTCGTCCAGTTCCATCATGCGGCAGATACGCCCGGTCTGTTCGCAGGCAATGAGCGTGGAACCGGAACCTCCGAAGTTGTCGAGGACGATTTCCCCATGTCGGGACGAGTTCTGGACGAGGTAGACCAGCATCTCGACGGGCTTCATCGAAGGATGGGCGTCATTACATTTCGGCTTGTCGAAGTGGAGCAAGTTCGTCTGGCATCTGTCGGAATACCACTGATGTGCGGCTCCGGGCTTCCATCCGTAGAGGGCGGACTCGCTCTGATACTGATAATCGAACCTTCCGAGCACGAAACTGTTCTTGATCCAGTACAGCGTCTCATGCACTTCCAGGTCGTTCTCCTTCGCCGCAAGGCGGAAGTTCGCGGACTCCGAATCGGAATGGAAGATGTAGAACACGGCTCCCGGCTCCATGACACCCGATGCACACTTGAACGCGCTGTTGAGGAACTTTCGGAAGTCGGCATCCGGCATATCGTCGTTCCGAATGGTCAGGCCGTTGCTCCCCTGCAGGGCTACGTTGTACGGCGGGTCAACGAGGTACAGAATGGCCTTGTCTTCGCCCATCAGTTTGGCCGTATCAGCCGCATCCGTGCTGTCGCCGCACATCAGCCGGTGTTCGCCGAGCTGATAAACCTCGCCGCGAACGCTGACCGCCACCTCCGGGGCTTCCGGCACAGCGTCCGGCGAAGTTTCTCCGGTCGTGACCTGCTTGTCGGCGTCGCCGTTCAGGAGCTTGTCGAGTTCGTCGGAATCGAATCCGAGGAGCGAGAGGTCGAAGTTCGCGTCCTGCAGGTCTTTGATTTCGAACGGGAGCAGGTCATAGTTCCATTCCGCGAGCTCGCCCGTCTTGTTGTCGGCGATGCGGTATGCCTTGACCTGTTCGGGTGTCAGGTTGTCCGCGACGATGACCGGGACTTCCGTCAGTCCGAGGCGCTCTGCCGCCTTTAATCTCGTGTGGCCGCAGATAACGGTCATGTCCTTGTCCGTTACAATCGGCTGCTGCCAGCCGAACTCCTTGATGGATTTTGCCACGGCGTCCACGGCGTCGTCATTGAACCGCGGATTCTTTTCGTAGGGCTTGACCGATGTGATCGGTACGTTTTGGATTTGCATGCGCGTTCCTTTCTTATAAGAGTTGTTCCGGGATTGGATTCCCGATTTTGAAAAAATGTTAGTTCCTGCACAATATCACGCCTGTCATAGGCGTTAATTGATACGAAGACAGTAAACAATCACCGACAATTCGGAGACCTTGCAATGAAGAAATCTTACTTTTATCTCGTTTTCTTAATGCCGCTTTTCCTTATCGC